ATGACTCCTGATACATGGTATTTAGGTTTTGAGGTTAGAGTAACAAATGTTACTGGTCAAGTAGTGCATAGAAAAACAGTTAGTAGAAAAGTAATTGAAACAGGTGCTAAAGCATGACCATTCATAATTTTAACTTTCATGAAAAGGAATTTAATTTTTTTAATAATCTTTCTGAAGAGGTTGTTGAACAAAGAGGAATAGAAATTTACTTTTTGCCTAGAACAGCTCAAAGGGCTGATTTAATATTAGGTGAAGATACTTTATCTAGATTTGAAGATAAATATAAAATAATTATGTATTTAACCAATCATTCAGAATTTGAAGGTGATGGGTCAATATTTGGTCAATTTGGTTTACATGTAACAGACCAATCAACTTTTGAAATACCTATATCAGCTTTTAAAGCTAAATCAAATAATATGCAACCATTAGAAGGTGATTTAGTTTTTGTTCCTATGGGTGATTTTATATTTGAAATATTTAATGTTAAAGAACACGACCCATTTTATTATATGGGTAAACCATCAAAGTATATATTTAATATGAGAAAGTTTGAATACTCAAGCGAAGAAATGAATACAGGTATTGATGAATTAGATGTATTAGATGATTTACAATCTACCGATATTGAATCTGAAAATGATACAATGGAAGATGAAATTGATGATATTTTAAATTCTACAGAACCTAGTATATTTGGAGATAAATAAAAATGAAAAATTGGAAAGATATTGTTACTGAAGAAGAAGTTGTTAAAGAAGCTAAAAAACCCGTAGATGAAGTAAAACTAATTACGAGATTCACTGTTGGAATGAGTGAAGTTATGACAGCTTTAAGTAATTTACAGGGTTCTGAAAGCGAAGATATTGCCAAAGAAGCTAAGAAGATTTTTGAAATGATATCAAAAGTTTGGAAATCGTCTGATAAACCATTAAGGGCTTATGGTAGAGATAATTATAAAAAATAGGAGTAAAATTTATGAAAACTAGATTTACAAATTTGAAAATGTTACCCTTTAACCTTGACCATGATCGCAAAACTAGAATAGTTGTTGAACGACATGATTATGTTGATTTAACTGGACGATTAGCTGAAATAGCAAGAGGTTATCCAACTTATTTTAAAGAAGTTATCGAAGAAAAGGAAGATGAAACTATAGTTGAAACAGTTAACGAAGAAGCAGAAAATACGCTTGATAGTAATGATATTCATGAAACTGAAGCTGAACTTGTTGAAGTAACACAAGTAGTAATGGCTGAGATTGTTGAAGAAATAGTTCCAGAAGTTACACCTGAAGTAGTTGAAGAAGCTAAACCAGTTAAAGAAAAGAAAACTCGAAAAAATAGTAAGAAAAAAGATAAGAAATAATTATAATTTTCAATAGGTATATAGACTTGAGATAATACTTTTATCTTGAGTCTATATTTATATAAGGTAAGTAATGGAACCAAAAAAGAATAATTATTACAATGGAAACAAAAAGCTAAAAAAGGCTGGAGTTAAAGTTGAATATACAAATGATGAAAAAAGAGAAGTCATAAAATGTAGAAAAGACTTTCATTATTTTTGTGAAAATTATATTAAAGTTCCTCATGCAGAAACGGGTAGATTAATTCCATTTGTTATTAGAGATTATCAAACTAGAATGCGTGACGCTCTGGTCACTTCTAATCGTGTTATTGTATTAGCACCTCGACAGAGTGGTAAGAGTATGCTAGTGATCGCCTATATGCTATGGGTGGCAACATTTAATAAGTTTCAAAATATGATTCTTGTTGCTGATAAAGGTAAAACTGCTAGAAAGACATTAAGAAAATTAAAGAATATGTATCAAGAAATGCCTTTCTTTTTGAAACAGGGTATTCTTGAATGGAATAAGGGTGAAATTGGTTTTGAAAATGAAACCAATATTTATGCTGAAGCAACTACAGGAGCAGGTAACAGAGGAGATACAACTTCATTAGTATATCTCGATGAGTGCGCAGTTATTCCTACTAATTTGTGGGATGACTTTTATACTGCTATTTATCCATCTTTATCTGCCAATAAAAAAGCTAAAATTATTATGACATCAACCCCTGTTGGATATAATCATTTTTATCAACATTGGAATGATGCGGAAAATGGTAATAGTGCATATACGCCAGTTAGAGTAAAATGGGATGAAGTTCCTGGCCGCGATGAAGCATATAAAGAACTTACGATTAAAGCTTTGGGTGGAAATGATAGATTAAAAGGTATCCGAAAATGGAATCAAGAATATGAATGTAAATTTGTAGGTTCAGGTGGAACATTAGTTGAAGCTTCAACCATTGAACAAATGAAAACTAGACGAGCCATTAGCGCGACCATGGGCGATAGTTTTAAAATTTTTGAAGAACCAATCAGCAATAAAGCTTACATGTGCAATATTGATGTCTCAGAGGGTGTAGATGGTGACTATTCGACTGTTCAAGTTATGAAAATGGATATAGTAAAGAAAAAATATATTCAGGTCGCTAGATATAAAAATAATAAGATAAAAACGAATGATTTTCCAACTGCTATTAAGATAATTGGTGAATATTATAATAGCGCTTTAGTGTTAGTAGAATCAAATACTTTTGGTAGAGAAATAACAAATAGACTTGTTTATGATCTAGAATATGAAAATGTATTTTTCTCTATTGATAATAAAGATTTTGGAATAAAAATGAATAGACAAATTAAGAAAATCGGCTGTTCATATTTGAAAAGTTTTCTAGAAAGTCAGGGCATGGAAATATGTGATGCGGATACAATACAAGAAATTTCACAATTTGTTAAAAAAGGCGATACATATAAAGCTGATTCTGGAGCAACAGATGATTTAGTTATGCCACTAGTGCATTTTGCTTATTTTGTCTCTAAAAAGGAATTTCTTGAAAATTGGTTCGAGGTAAATAATGTTGATACACTGTCAAAATTGAGTTCTGATATTGAAGATGAATTAATACCTTCGATGGGATTTATGTCTGATGGTATAGAAACAGTTGATTTAGATGAAGTAGCAAATGAAATACCATCATTAGAAGATGGTTTAGTATGGCAAGATTTTTAAATTAAGTAAATAAGTATGAATAGAAATTAAGGAGTAAATTATTATGAGTTTAGGTTTATCACCTTCAATCGAGTATAGCGAAAGTTCATTTTTAAATGCCACAGAGCAAGTTGCAAATAGATTTGCTGGAATGGTAGGTAAATTTCCTTGGGGTGCAGTAGATGAAAGGGTATTATTGGAGAATGAATCTGATTTACTTAATCAATTTTTAGCACCTACAGATGAAAATTTTAAAGATTGGTTTTCAGCAAAAAATTGTCTTGCATATATGAATAAATTATATGTTGTAAGAAGTATTGCTGAAGCTGGTTCTTTTAATTCAGGTTTAACATTATTTACAGAAGCTTTAGATGTATTAAATCATGGAGCAATAACAGTTGGAACAGCTTTTGAAGCTGGTGAAGTAGTAACAGGAACTACATCTTCTGCTACTGGAACAGTTATGCTAGTAGATGGAACAGATGCAGTAGTTATAAAAGAATTAACTGGAACATTTGAAGAAGCTGAAGTAATAACTGGTGGAACATCAACATCAGTTGCTACAATTTCAACAATTGTTACTGCTGTTGAAACATATGAAATTAATATTTTGAGAAAGAATAGTAATGAAATTACTGTTGCTAATGAAACATCTCAAATTTTAAAATTTGTTGCAAGATATTGTGGTTCTTATGGTGATAATATTTCAATTGCGATTTCAACTGTAGCAGATTTTGAAAGTGCTATTATAACAGGAACAACAAAATTTAAAGATAATTTTGAATTTGCTCCTACTGGAACTGAAATTGCTTTAGCAGTTTTATTAAATGGTGAAATTCTTGAAAAACATATTGTTTCATTAACAGAAGGAACAAAAAATTATAGAGGCGAAAATAACTATATTGAAACATATCTAGAAAATTATTCTTCTCTTATATTTGCTTATCATAATACAGGCGAAACAGTAGTTTTATCTCAAGAAGCTACTAATCTAATTGGTGGAAATGCTACAACTCCAACAAGTTCAGATGTGATATTATCGTATAACTTATTTGCTAACCCAAATGAAGTTGATGTTGATGTAATATTTGATGGTGCTAACATGGATATGACAGGTGGAGAAGATGTTGTTAAACATATCGTTGATAATATACTAGAAGTTAATAAAGTTATGCGTGGTGTGTTTGGTGCTAAAGAAACAGATTTAGTTGGTGTTTCTACTAATGCAACTAAATCAACCAATTTACAAACATATCTAGGAACTACAATTGCTAAACAATCTTCATTTGGTGCGTTCTATGGTGATTATAAATACCAAAAAGATGTTTATAACGATAAATATAGATGGGTTCCTATCAGTGGTGATATAACTGGTTTATATGCTACATCTCAAGCATTTGAAGCTCCTGCTGGAATTTCAAGAGGGCTGATTAAGAATTGTATTAAATTAGCTTTTAATCCATCTGAAACATATAGAGATACATTAAATCCAAAAGGTATCAATACAATCTATAATATTAGAAATGCTGGATTTGTTTGTATGTCACAAAAAACAATGCAAACAGCTGTTCCAACACCTTTCTCAAGAGTAGAAACGAGAGGTTTGTTTATTCTTCTAAGAAAAGCAACTGTAAATTCATCTCTCTATTATCTTTTCCAGAAACATACACCAGCAATGAGAAGAAGATTCGTATCTGATGTTGAGCCTTATTTCAGAAACTTACAGGGTCTTGATGCTATTGAAGAATATTTGATTGTATGTGATGAAACTAATAATCCTTCTAATGTAAGAGATAATAACATGATGATTGGTGATTTCTATGTAAAACCTTTCAATAGTGTTGAGTGGATAAAACTTAACTTTACTGCAACTCAATCAAATGTAAACTTTGAAGAATTGATAATTGCTAGTCCACTAGTATAGGAGTAAATTATGAAGATTGAAAATTTTAAAGCAAATTTTTTGGGAGGCATAAAACCCAATAAATTTTTTATGGAAGTAGGTAATTTACCTGATAAAACAAAATACTTATTCAAAGGTAGTATGTTACCCGGAGTTAATCTAGGCGAGATTCTTATTAATTATCAAGGTGCACAAATTAAGATAGCAGGAGATAAAACTTTTAATGATTGGAACGTGACAATGTTGTTAGATGAAGATTTTGCTGGATATAATGAAATTGAAGCTTGGCATTTATTGATTAAAAATAATGACTCTGGAATGGGTGCTAATAATCATAATCAATATGAAAAAGATTGTTTTGTAAACATTCTTGGACAAAGTGGAGAAACATTAGCAACATATAAATTTGTTGGATGTTGGCCTAAGATAATTCCTGATACAGATTTGAATTGGGATAGCTCAGATACACTAGTTGAAATACCAATAACATTTAGTTATGATTATTGGGAAAGAGTGACTTAGAAATAAAACGATTAAAAGAGCTAGAAATTAATTTCTAGCTCTTTTTCTATTTTTAGTATATAATGACATAATGAAGAAAAAATACACAAAAGAAGAAACAATAAAAATATTACTAGATTTAAAATATTTTTTTAAAACTAATATCATTGATAATTTACATAGAAAACTGGATCAAAATAGAAAAGTGTTTGAAATTATTCAAATAAAATATCCTGATTTTATGACGAATAGAGATGAAATGTTTTTTCTACAAAAAAATAATCAATTTGATGAAAATATGATATGTAGCTGTAATTTTAAAAAATCTTTTGGTAGAAATAATAAATATAGATTTTTTTGCTCAAGAAAATGTAAAGCTAATGATAAACAGCTTCAAATTAAAACACAAAAGAAGATTAAAGAAACTAATTTAATAAAATATGGTGTTGAAAATGTGTTTCAAGTAGAAGAAATTAAAGAAAAATGTAAGAAAACTTTAATGACAAATTATGGTGTGAATCATCCTTCTAAATCAAATAAAATCAAAAATAAAGTAAAGGATACTATGCTAGAAAGATATGGTGTAGAATATGCTCAACAGTCACAAGAAATAAGAGAAAAAGTTGCTAAGACAAACATAGAAAGATATGGTGTTGAGTGTGTATTACAGCACGATAAAACTAAAGAAAAGATTAAAGATACTAATATTGAACGATATGGAAATAAATCGCCATCAAAAACTCAATATATTAAAGATAAAACTCAAGAGACAATTATTAAAAAGTATGGTCAACATCATTCTAAAATTAAAAAGGTTCAAGATAAATTAACTAAGACAAACATAGAAAGATATGGTGTTAAATCGCCACTACAAAATAAAGAAATTTTAAAGAAAACTATACAGACAAACATAGAAAGATATGGTTGTTTATCAATCCAAAGACATTTAACAAATTTTGAAAATCATAACGAAGAATATATTAGAGCTAATTTTATTAAAA